CTGACCGCTGCCATCAACAAGCTGAAGACCGGCACCCTCGCCGCTCAACTGCTTGGTCTGTTCGGCGGCATCTCTGGTGCTGGCGTCCTTGGCCCCAACCAAGTCAACAAGTCATTTGCCGGCGTCCCCGGTTCAATGACCGAGGCCAACTTCCTCAACGTTGCCAACGTTGTGGCTACCAAGGCAGTTCTGGGTGAGCGCGGCGACGAACTCGACGCGATCGCCATGCACTCCAACGTGGCTTACTACCTGCAGCAGATCGGGATGCTGACCTTCAGCACCTCGGCTCTGTCCACGGGTGGCGCTGTCGTCTGGGGCGGCGGTGGTGTGGGCGTTGCAGCTCCTGAAGTTGCCACGTTCGCTGGTCTCCGCGTGGTGATCGACGACCAACTGGTTGCTCTGACCGGTGGCACCTCCACCCACGCCAAGAAGTACCCCGTGTACCTCTTCAAGACCGGCGTGGTTTCCGAGGGCATCCAACAGGACCTGCGTCTGGCTGCCGACCGCAACATCCTGTCCATGCAGGACGTTCTGGCCGTGGATTACCACTACGGTTACCACGTGACCGGTACCAAGTGGGCCGTCGCTGGCGACAACCCGACCAACGCTGCCACCACTGGCAACCTGGCCGATACCGCCTCCTGGAACCTCGTGTTCGCTACCACCAAGATGGTGCCTGTGGCCCGTCTGCTGGTGAACACCCCGTTCGACACCTCGGCTTACTGATAACCCGCAGCTACAACGAGGCCCCCAATTACGGGGGCCTTTTTTATTGCTCAGATAAGCCCAAGACGCAACTTTTCTTGCACCTCGAACGTCTCACCAGTATTCATCGTCATCTTGTACGACTGCAAAAAAAGTTGGTTGATGACGTCGAAGCTCACATCGAGCATCTCGTGAATTTCCTGGGTGGACAGTCCCTCTTCATCACGCAGCCGCCGAATTTCGGCAGCCACTGGTTCCAGGCTCCGTACTTCTTTACCAGGCAGCACGGAAGGCGGCTTGGTCACTACGCTGGTGTCAGCGTCCACTTGTTTGCGAGCAGGCATGAGCATGGTGCGTCTCTTCGTACTACAGGATAACCGCCGCACGTTCCTTGACGTCCCCTACGGCCAGCACTTAGAGGCCCAAGCCGACCTAGAAATGTCCGGCGCGGATGTCTACCACGCGGCACTCCTTAGTTCTCCACCCAAATCAAGAAACTACCGCACTGGAGCTAGACTGAACCAAAGACTGTATTAGCCGTGCCAGCAGCAATCGACGCGACTCTCGGAGGAACCTCTGCGAACTCGTATGTCACGCTGGCTGCTGCCAACACGTACTTCGAGACGGTCCCCGATTCCAGCACCTGGGTCAACAAGACCGACGACCAGAAAAACCGGGCCCTGATTTCCGCCACCCGCTGGATCGACGCGCTGAGTTTTTACGGCGACCGCTGCACCGAAACCCAGGCCCTGAAGTGGCCGCGTGAGGAGTACACGGTCGATGGCATCGAACTGGCCTGCACCCTGATCCCAGAGGGCATCAAGGTCGCCACGTACGAACTGGCACGCGCCTTCGCCAACGACACCAGCTCGATCACCGGCACCAGCGGCACCACCGGTATCTACGACGAGGTGGAACTGGGCGAACTCCGCGTCAAGTACAACAAAACGTCACAAACCAGCGGCGTCATCAACAACGTGTTCGACGTCTACCCCTGGCTCCAGACCTACCTAGGTCCGTATTGCATGGGCGGCGCATCCAACCACGCCGTTCGCCTGTACAGAGGTTGACATGAGCCGCGTCGACACAACCTTTGCAGCCATCCCGGGCCCCCTCTTGCAGGAGTGGGGCCAGAACATCACGTACATCAAAAGCGTGACACCCCGGGTTTACGACCCAACAACTGGCACGGTCAACGGAGCTGACGTCCGCGTCACCATCAAGGCCCTGATCGTGCGGCTAACTCCACGCGAATCCGAGGGCCTTTACCAGACCACCGACATCAAGGTCATTTTTGGCAACACCGAGCTTGGAACGTACTACCCAACCGAGGCCGACCGCATCCAATACACCCAAGCCGGTGTCACCCGCGAGGCCAAGATTCTCAACATCACAACTTACCGTGGAGACAACCCAGTCCTCCACACCATCATTGCGAGGCCGCAGTAATGGCAGCACTGTCCCAACTGGAACGCGATGTGCGTAACAAGTTGAACAAGTCAGTACGCACGGTTGCCCGCAACATCATGAATGACTTGGCGGAAGCCGGTCCGGTTTGGGGCGGCGAGTTCCGTGACAGCTGGGAAGCCTTCGCACCCGGAGTTGGATCAGCAATTCCAGCTGCTTATCCGTACACGCTGTCCGACATCCCGGAATTGCCCGTCACAAAGCGTGAGATGAATCGGGTGACGAAGTTCATCATCCAGAACAGCTCCTCACACGCAGAAGTTGCCCTTGACCTTGTAGTCCCTAGCGATGGTTTCCGTTATCCCGGCTACGAGCCAGAGGGTGACGTCCTCTTCCGAGGCACTCGTCCTGACGGCGGCCTGCGTGGTGACATCGGTCCTCGCCAACGCGGCAAGAGTGATAATCGTTCGACGGCACCCCTGGACTGGTACAAAACCTACATCCAAGGCGGCAAAATGCAAAAGGCAATCGAAAGCGGCGTCCGCCTGGAATTCAAAGGATGAACTACCAAGCAATCCGGGCTGCCATCGAGAATCCGTTGCTGACGGCGTTCAGTTCATTGGTTCCCGCTGTTCCGGTCTTTTTCGACAACATCACGGCTGCCCCCGCAAATTCCACGACGGAGCACGTCAAGGTAAACGTAACTTTTGGCGTCACTAACGAAACCATGCTTGTAGGCAGCATGGACAATGCCCGTGGGGCAATTGTGATTCGTGTCTACAGCGAAAAAGGGAAAGGACCGGCCCGCAATCAAGCTCTACTAACGACTGCGGTAGGCGTACTTGAAACACTGAACAACACTGCCAAAACAACCACAGGCGTGTACTTCCGTGTTGGCAACATAAGCGGCCCCACCTTTTCGGCTAATGACACGTCGCCGCTTTTTGTGGGTCAGATAGATGCGCCCTACACTGCAACGGTGCTTTCGTAGTTACTGTTGCGGTTAGGCGCTAACCTGTATTAAGCCGGGCAGTGCCCGCCCCGTAACCTCCCCATTGGTACGCCCTATGGCCACCACCGTTCTGTCCGGCACGTCCGGCGCTCTCTACTACAAACCCGCCGGTACTTCCGGCACGTTCGGTGAAACGAACGTGAACACCACCACCGATGTCATCACGGTGCAGACCTTCCTGAACTTCAAGGTAGGCGATCCTGTGAAATTCGCCGTGGTGAACAGCCAAACCGGTGCTACCGGCACCGGCACTCTGCCTGCTGGTATCACCGGCGGTACGACCTATTACGTTCTTAGCTACACCGCCGCCACCGGCGCTCTGACCGTTTCTGCTACGGCAGGTGGCACAATCCTGGCCATCACAGACGATGGCACGGCAGTGTTCCCCAACGAGTTTTCGGTGGACTACGCCGATTACGCCGCTGTGGGCCAAGTCCGTGACTGGAGCTTCGAGATCAGCCGTGCTGAGATCGACGTCACCACCATCGGCCAGACCCCCGGTCAGTACGTGCCTTTCCGCAACTACATCGCCGGCTTCGGCGACGGTAGTGGAACTGCCACGGTCTACATGACCAACGAAGATGCGGCGCTGTCCAACCGGATGATCGAGGACGTCCTCCAGCGTCAACAGACCGGTGCAGCCTTCAAGCTGTACACCGATCGTGTTTTCAGCGGCGGCACCCTGAGCGAGACCCTTTCCCGCTCAATCAGCTTTGATGCCATTCTGACCTCGGCCAGTTTGAACATCAACCCTGACGACGCCCAGTCGGTCACCGTCAACTTCCGTCCGGCGGCCACCCCCACCTTCGACTTCTCTACCAGCGCCTGATCGACCTAACGATCAGTCAAAGCAGACTGCCCCAGGAAACTGGGGCTTTTTGCTATCTATTCCGTTACAGTAGAGCGATCAACAAGCACCTTGTATGCCTGTTCCCGTTCGCGCCATTGACCGCCTCCGTAAGGCCGCCAACCTGGAGCCCAGTAAGAAGTCCGTTGAGCTGTCAGACGGCACCAAGTTTGAGATGTGGGTCAGTCCGCTGACGATGGCCGAGCGCGAACGCGCCCAAAAACAGGCCAAGTCGGACGACGCCAACGCCTTCGCCCTTCAACTGCTCATCACCAAGGCCCTCGACGAGTCTGGTGCCAAGTTGTTCAGTGCCGGCGAGATCGACGTCCTGAAGAACGAAGTCAAAGACAAGGACCTCCAGTCCCTGATGCTGGCGATCATCACGGATGATTCTGATGCTGAGGCAATGGACCCAAAATCCTGAGTGCCGAACTCCGTAAGGACAACTGGCTCATGCTCCAATTTGGCGTTGCCAAGGAACTGGGCATGAGTCTGACCGAAGTTCGGACCACCATGACCGCCGAAGAAGCCATCGGCTGGAGCGCCTACTTCCACATCCTGAACGAAGACCAAGAAAAGGAGATGGAAAAAGCCAAACGCCGCCGCTAACCCCGGCGGCTTTTTTGCGTCGTACAATGATGGATAGGCTTAGCGCAGACTCGTGGCAAATTACGGTGCTGTAATCCAGGTAAGTGTCAAAGGGCAAGATGCTCTCGACAAACTGGAAGGAAGCGCACGTAAAATTGAAAGTCTGATTCAAAATATAAAACAACAAAGAAATATATTTGACCAAGCAATAGGCAGCGCAAAAACACGAGAACTTAAGAAAAATTTAGAGAATTTAGTTGCTACTTTTGCCGGCGCACGTGAAGGTGCCCGGCAGTTCAAAGTAACGGTAGGTGGCACGGAACAAACCGTAAACATGTATTCCAAAACGCTTGCGGGTCTAAGCTCGCAGCTGGATACATTTCGTTCCATTGCCAATAACGCTGCAGTTGGAACAGATCAGTACAGAAATTCCATAGTAGCCGCTAACAAGGTATCAAACGAGTTTGCCCGCACCCAGGCAAAAGCGTTCAAAGTGAATACCAGTGTAAGCGGAATGAATGTATCCGAAGTTTTATCTTTGGGTCAAAGCATCCCTAATACTATTGAAGGTTTAACTTTCTATCAAAGTGCTTTAGAAGACGTACTAAAAACAGTAAAAATCGGCTCGAACGAGTTTAGAGCCCTGGAGAACGCCATCGCCAGCACAGGTGAGCGTCTTGGCGCGGCACGCCTTTCCGGCCAGGTATCGGCAATAACTCCTGCACTGGGACCGGCAACAAATTTGAGTGATCCAAATGCGTTTGCTAAACGCGAGCGTTACGCAAAGAGCATTGCTGACCTGGAGTACAAACAACTTATTACAGGTCAGCAACTTGTAAAAGCAAAACTCACTGAAACGCAGCAAGAAGAGTTGCAAAACCGTCTGGCTCAAGCCAGTGAAGCTCTTGCTGCGGGCGAACTTGATACCGCCAAACGCCTTACGGTCGAACTTCGTAACCAGCGCATTCTGTATGAGCGTGCTAATCGTGACCAGGCAGCTCTGATGCGTCCCACCTCGATGGTGGCCGGCGCAAATCTCCCCATACGAGGTGGAAAAGATATTATTGGCTCTCCTATAAATAAACAAGAAGGAACTAAAGCTGCCGTAGCCCTGGCGCAACAAAAACAACGGGCACTGGCAGAAGAACTCGAGACATTACAGGCAGGCACTAAAGCTGCGGTAGCGTTGGCCAGACAAAAAGAAAAAGCCGCTGCAGATGAACTAGAAGCACTACGAGGAGGAACCAAGGCTGCCGTAGCCTTAGCAAAACAAAAATTAAAAGCAGCTGCGGATGAACTGGAAGTCTTACGAGCAGGTACTGAAGCTGCTGTGGCACTGGCACGTCAAAAAGAAAAAGCAGCCGCAGATGAACTAGCAGAACTACAAAAGGGGACTGCAGCCGCTGTGTCCCTGGGACAACAAAAGTTAAAAGCAACAGGATCTGACAAAGCTGAAGCTAGTCAAAAACGTCTAAACAATCTGCTTAATTCTGCTCAAATTGCAGAACAAGCCATCATAAAAGCATCCGCAAAAGGTTTAGACATTAAAGATGAACAAGCAAGAATTCAAAGCCTTATTACAGAGCTACAACAACTTGATGTAACTGCTACAAAACAAGAGCTGTCAATCTACGACGACTTGCTTAATCTTATTCGTAACGAACTAAAACTTAAAAAAGCGATTGCCGCCGCCGACGCAGCAAGTACAAAAGCAACTAAGGAAAAAACAAAAGCAACTAAGGAAAATAACCAAGAGTTTGGTATTTCAGATGCCATTATTGGTGGTGCCTTCCCGCTGTTGTTTGGACAAGGCGTAGGCGCATCTCTTGGTGGTGCTCTCGGCGGCGGTTTGGGCGCCAAGTTCGGTGGGGGTAAAGGAGGTTTCGGTGGTTCTTTGGTCGGCACCATCGCCGGTCAGGCAACCATCGACTTCGCCATCAACAGTGCCGTAGAACTGGGACAAGCTCTACGTAAACCTACTGAAAATATCGAAAAATTAACTGCATTTTTAGGTATAGCTGGAACTGCACTAGGTGCAAATGTAGATGTACTACAAAGTTTGGGTTTACAGAGTACCGCCAGTGCAACAGCATTGGCAAAACTTGAAGAGATTTTAAAAGCCGAAGGATACAAAAATTTAGATGCCCTAAGTAAACAACTAACTGATTTAGAGAATGCTTTTAGCAGGTTAAAACTAGCCGCAGCTAATTTACTGTCGGAACCTCTGACAAAGTTTTTTGACTTCTTAACCGATACAATTAAGCTAATATCACGCGCCGGGGGTGTTCAAGGTTTTATTACAACCTCACCTGAAGAATTACAGGCTATTGATAGACAGATTCAATCTGAGCGCAGGGGGGCTACCACTCCACAGGGAGCGCCACCGACTCCAGCAGAACTTGCTGCACAGAAAGCCATCTCCGATGAAAAACAACGGCAGATAGGTCTGGCTACGGCGCAGAAACAATTAGAAGCCGATACTTTGAATCTGACTCGCGTGGAACTTGCCACGCGTCAAGGTGCTGTATCCGTACAGCAAGCACAGAACGAGCTTACACGTAAACAGCTTGAATACAACAATGAACTGGTCGCAGGGTCTAAAGCAAGAATAGAATTGTTGGGTCTTGAAGTTAAACTTTTAGAGCAACAAAAACAACAAGCCGTTGCGGCACAACGTAATGCTCAGATCGAAGCACAACGTCAGGTGGATCGCCAATATGGTGGACTACTTATAGAACAATATGAACTAGAAAAAGAATTAAAATTACTTGACATAGAAGGCGCACAAGTAAAAAAAGGTGAACTAGCCGGTTTGCAAGCTGAGTTAGCAAGTATGAACAAAAGACGTGATATAGAGATAGACGTTTTAACTGTAAAACAAGATTTAGAAAAAATCGGAATCAACGAAAAGAAAATACTGGAAGAAATTACAAATAAATACAATGGATTATACGCGGCTGTACTCACTAGATACGGTCTAGAAAAAGAAATAAATACACAAAAAACAGCTCAATATAACTTGACTCAACTACAAATTAAGCAAGAACGTGACTTAGCAAAACTTCAGGCCACCGGACAAGCAGGTTTACAACTTCAACAGTTGCGTTCTTTTGCCGACCCGGCAGGCATGGGCTTCTTCGGGGAAGCCATCATCAATCAAAAACTCGCACTGGAAGAGTTCAGTGTTGCCGTGCAGCTGTACGACCAACAACTACTAAATCTAGAAGAGCGCCTCGCTTTACCAGGATTAAATCCAGACACGAGATTGCAACTGGAGCAGCAAAAAGCTTCTCTTCTTGACACTATTGCTGTTTACAAAGAATATCAACCAGCCATTATTCAGGCTCGGTTAGAGCAGGAAAAATTCAATACCGTATTAAACGCCGTAAATCCCGTTGTAGACAACCTGTTTAATAGCTTCACGAGTCTTATTGCTGGTACAACATCCGCTAAAGAAGCCTTTGCATCCTTCTTGAACTCTATAGCTGATCTTCTAGCTGATACGGCCAAGAAAATGATCGCGCAGTACATTGCAATCGGTATTGCTCGTTTGTTTGCTGGTGTTCCAGCTGGGGATGGTGGTGGCGGTCTATCCGACCTAAGCGCACCGGCTACGATCAATAACCCTTTGGGTGTACTGAATGCCGATGGCAACGCCTTTGGCGCCAACGGCATCATCCCGTTTGCCAAGGGTGGCATCGTCAACAGTCCGACGTTGTTCCCGTTTGCCAAGGGCGTTGGCCTTATGGGTGAAGCCGGTCCAGAGGCCATCATGCCTTTGCGGCGTGGAGCTGACGGGAAGCTGGGGGTAGCGGCGACTGGCGGTAGTGGCGGCGTCAACGTGGTGGTGAACGTAGACGCCAAGGGCAGTAGCGTAGAAGGCAACGATCAGGGCGCCAACCAGCTCGGTCGGGTCATCAGTGCTGCGGTACAGTCAGAGTTGATCAAACAACAGCGGCCCGGCGGTCTCCTTGCACGCTAATGGCTACTTTCCCCGACTACAAACCCCGCGTTGGCGCAAGTAAAAGCAGTGCGCCGAAGGTGCGCTCCACGCGGTTCGGTGACGGGTACGAGCAGCGCGTGCAGTTCGGCCTAAACCAAGATCCAAAAGAATGGGCCCTGGAATGGAACGTAGCTGACGAGGACGCGGCCATCATCGAGGCATTTTTTGAAGCCCAAGGTGGTTCCGAATCCTTCGACTGGACACCCCCCGACACCAGTACCAGCTACAAGTGGGTGTGCAGCGAGTGGCAGAAGACAATAGACGATCCATTCCGCGCTGTTATCCGAGCCACCTTTCGGCAAGTATTTGAGCCGTGACCGCACCTGCACTGTGGCAAGCCAGTTACGCCTACAACGTCGGTGACGTTGTACAGGGCACGATCCCACCTGCAACGGGCTTCTTTTTCCGCTGCACAGTTGCCGGTACCACAAGTGCGACGGAACCGTTCTGGCCGACGGTCATTGGCAATACCACTGTCGATGGCACTGTCACATGGATGGCAGTCACCATCTTGTCGGGTGACTTCCAGACATCTAATCCCAGTGCGATCATTGAGCTGTTCGAGCTGGAGCTAGTCACCGCCATCCACGGCAGCAACGAAATTTACCGCTTCCACGCTGGCACCAATCTCGTAAACAACGGCGATATTATCTGGCGTGGCAATAGCTACCTAAAGTTTCCGATTGAAGCGGAAGGATTTGAGTACAGCGGTCAGGGTACATTACCGCGACCCAAAATTCGCGTCAGCAACATTTTTGGAACTGTTACTGCCATCATCCTCAGTTTGCCGGTTGGCCTGGAAGGTGCAAAAGTAACACGCATCCGCACACTGGCCAAATACCTTGATGCCGCTAATTATCCGGTCAGCGGGGATGTGCTGCTCCTGGAAGATGACGACATTCTGCTGCTAGAAGACGGCGGCCATTTCCTGCTGGAGCCAACCAATCCGACAGAAGATGGCAGCGCTGAATTTCCACGCGAAATTTTCTTTATCGACCGTAAAAGCAGCGAAAACCGCAACTTGGTTGAGTTTGAGCTGGCAGCCAGCTTTGATCTTGCCGGTGTACGCGCACCCAAACGGCAATGTATCGCCAACCTGTGTCCATGGACCTACCGTTCAGCCGAGTGTGGCTACACAGGTACCGACTACTTTGACGCTGCAGACCAGCCTGTATTGAGTGCCGATGGTGATGTATGCGGCAAACGGCTTAATAGTTGCCACCTGCGTTTTGGGCAAAATGCTGAATTACCCTTTGGCGGCTTCCCGGGCGTTGGTACAGTCAGCGGATGACAATGACCTGGCGCACCGCAGCACTGGAACACGCCAAGGCGGAATACCCGCGTGAAGCGTGTGGACTGTTGGTGGTCATCAAAGGCCGTACGCGGTACATTCCATGCCGCAACCAAGCGGTGGCGCCAGACCAGATGTTTGTGCTGGCAACTGAGGATTACGCCGCCGCCGAAGATCAGGGCGACATCCTCGCTGTTGTCCATAGCCACCCCAGCACACCACCGCATCCATCACCGGCTGACCGTGCCGCCTGTGAAGCCAGCGGTCTACCCTGGTACATCGTCAACCCCAACCTAGAAACCTGGGGAGAGTGCAGACCCTGCGGCTACAAGGCACCGTTGATTGGCCGTGAATGGGTGTGGGCTGTCCATGACTGCTGGACACTAGCCCGCGACTGGTATGGCGAACAGGGCATCCAGTTACGTGACTGGGAACGCTGCAACAACCCCGAAGACTTCCAGGCAAAGCCGTACTTTGATGACCGCTGGAAGGCCACCGGATTCCGTGAACTGCTACCAGAAGAGGACCTGGAACCAGGCGATCTACTGTTCATGAGTATCGCAAGCCCCGGTCTCAACCATTGCGGCGTGTACCTAGGCGACCAGATGGTGCTGCACCACATGCAGAGCCGTTTAAGTAGCCGTGACCTTTATGGTGGGTGGCTACTAAAATGCACGGGGAGGAGGTTGCGTCATGCTGCGTAAGATCAAACTCTATGGCGCCCTCGCCAAGTTCGTCGGTCATCGTGTGCTGGAGGCGGATGTCGCCACTGCCGCCGAAGCCGTCCGTTTTTTGGTGTCCAACTGGCCGGAACTTGAAGGCCACATGGCCAAGCAGTATTACCGTGTCCATACTGCCGGCGAAGACCTGACGTTGGATGACATCCACAATCCAATGGGCCGCGAGATCCAGATCGTCCCAGTGGTAGCCGGCGCCGGAGCCCTCGGACGAATCCTGCTCGGTATTGCGCTGGTTGCTTTGGCGTTTGTAAGTTTTGGTAGCAGTACCGTGTTTGCTGGTGTTGCGGCCAAGGGTGCGGCGGCTGCCTTTGGATCAAAAGCGTTGCTTCTTTTAGGCGCTGGTTTATTACTTACCGGTATTGCACAGGTACTTACGCCAACACCAAAAACAGACAAAGACGAAGGAGATCCGAAAAAAAGTTTTAGTTTCAATGGCATCCAAAATACCACACGAGCTGGTGTGCCGGTGCCTGTTGTTTACGGCGAGATGCTAGTTGGCGGTATTGTCGTTAGCGCTGGAGCTGACATTGTGCAGGTGTCCGGCTCATGAGTATCTACGGTGCTGGTGGAGGTGGCGGCAAGGGTAAACCCGGTGGCGCTTTTCGTAAATCCAAAGAATCCAAAGACAACCTAGATTCAACTGCATACGCCAAAATCGTTGAGATTGTTAGCGAAGGAGAGATTGAAGGTTTTGCCACTCCCTCACGCCTGGGACTAACACAAGGCACGACGCAGTACATGAACGCGTCGATGAAAGACATTTACTTCAACAAAACACGCTTACTTAACGTCAGTGCAGATAATACTCTGCCACAAGAATCTGATTTTAATTTCCAGAATGTTACGGTTGTAACTAGATTTGGCACCCAAATTCAGTCCTATGTTCCTGGTTTTGACGCAGTTGAAGAAGAAGTTTCCGTCGGCCAAGACGTGATTCTCTCGACTCCGGTCGTCAAAACCATCACAGATATTAATGTAAATGCTGTACGCCTAACGATCAGCGTTCCGTTGCTGCAAAATGTACAAGAAAATGGTGACATCGTCGGCACATCATTATCACTAGCTATCGCTGTTCGTTATTTTGGGGGCAGCTACACCACAGTAATCAACGACACCATTTCAGGTCGCACCTCCGACTTGTACCAACGCGATTACATCGTCGATATCTCTGGGGCATTTCCGGTAGACATCCGTGTTAGTCGCACCTCTCCCGAACCTACAACCATTAGAGAAACCAATGCTTTCTCGTGGTCTAGTTACACAGAGTTAATTTACAAAAAGTTAAAGTATCCAAACACTGCTTATGTCGCAACACGTATCGATGCTGAGCAGTTCAGCAGTATTCCCAATCGTGCGTACAAGATCCGTGGTATCAAAGTTGCTATCCCGAGCAATGCCACTGTCGATCTTGAAACCGGTAGGCTAACCTACACCGGAATCTGGAATGGAACGTTCGGTGCTGCTGCATGGACAAGCGATCCAGCTTGGATTCTGTGGGACCTACTAACTAGCAAGCGTTACGGATTAGGTGACCACATCCAGCCCAACACGCTGGACAAGTGGGCATTTTTTCAGGCCAGCAAGTATTGCGGCGAACTGGTATCGACAGGTTTAAATGATCCAATTAGTGAGCCACGTTTTAGCTGTAACGTCAACATCCAGAACCAAGAAGAAGCGTACAAGCTGATTAGCGACATGTGCTCAGTATTTCGTGCCATGCCGTATTGGGCGGCTGGATCACTGAGCATGATGCAAGACCGGGAAGCTGATCCGGTTGCACTTTTCACTCTTGCCAACGTCAGCGAAGATGGCTTCAATTATGAATCAAGCAGCCTAAAAACCCGCTCTACTGTCGTTGTTGTCGGTTGGCTCAACTTGGAATTGGGTGACATCGACCGCGAAGTGGTCGAAGATCCAGAAGGAATTGCTCGTTACGGCGTAGTCACCAAAGAGGTAACGGCATTTGCAACCACAAGCCGCTCACAGGCCCATCGTGTCGGCGAGTGGATTCTGTACTCCGAACGCTATGAGACAGAAGTATGCAACTTCACCACCAGCTTGGAAAACGGCATCATCGTTCGCCCTGGCGCTGTCATCAACATTGCCGACCCCGTTAAGTCTGGCGCCCGTCGTGCCGGGCGTATCACTACCGCAACCACTTCCACAGTCACAGTAGACAATGCAACGGACTTACCCAACACGGGCACCTTGAGTGTGGTGCTGGCTGACGGCATCGTCGAATCACGCACCATCACCGACTTCACCGCTGGTGTGTACACGGTGTCACCGGCCTTCAGCACGACACCACAAAATGGCGGCGTGTGGATGGTTGAAACCGACGACATCCAACCCACTCAATGGAAAGTGCTCGGCATCCAAGAGGAAGAGGGCGTCAATTATTCGATTACAGCAGTTAGTTACAACAGCAGCAAATACGACTATGTAGAGCGTGGAGCACCGCTTGAAGCCCGCGACATCACCAACTTGAATGTGCCGCCTGAGACGCCGCAGGATCTGACTGGCACTGAAATTCTGTACCCATTGAATGGGCGTGTTACTACCAAATTGGCATTGACCTGGAAGGGAGTCCGTGGCGTCAATGAATACCGCATTCGTTGGCGTCCTGAGTTTGGTAACTGGACAGAGGTCCGCAAATACGGTCCGCTATACGAGATCGAAGATGTCAGCAAAGGCAACTACCAGGTGGAGGTGTACGCCATCAGCGCAACGCAAATCATCAGCAGCGCACCGGCTGAGATGATGTTCTCGGTGACTGGCGTTGGCGCACCACCTGCTAATCCGACCGGCGTCAGCTTGGTGCCTATCAACGAAAGCACCGCCATCATTCAGTGGGATCTAGCGACCGACCTTGATGTGCTGATTGGCGGTGAGGTCTTGATTCGCCATGACCCGCGTGACATGCCAGCAGCGGAGTGGTCCACAAGTAACGCCATCGTGCAGGCAGCGGCTGGCAACCAAACCCAGAAGCAGGTGCCGCTGTTAGCTGGTACTTATTTCGTCGCCTTCCGTGATCAGTCCGGCGTGCGGTCGCTGGTGCCGGTCGGCATCCATGCAGTGCTGCCCACACCGCAACCGCGCCTAAGCGTGAAGGTCTGGGAAGAGCAAAACCTGGTGCCCAAGTTTGATGGCACCAAAACCAATTTTGTCTATGACGCTGGCAAGGTTGCGCTGTATCTGAACCCAGCAACTGCCCTGACTGGCACCTATGTCTACAAGGACACGCTGGACCTGACGCAGGTTTATGACATCAACCTGCGCCGCCGGATCATTAGCTATCCGGTCAGCACATCAATCAACTTTGATAGTGTCACAGGACTGTTTGACGACCAGCCCGGCAACTTCGATGGCGGCGACCTTGATCAGGTCAACTGCGTCACTTACGTCCGCACGACTAACGACAACCCGGCTGGCACGCCAACCTGGGGACCATGGAACGAGTTCGTCAATGCCGTGGTGCGAGCACGCGCCATCCAGGTCAGGGTGATCGGCGCCACTGAAAGCAACCTTGTGGGCCTAGCAATTTCAGACCTTGGCGCAACGGCTGAACTGCAGCAGCGGGTTGAGTCTGGCAACCGCACTGGCGCCAATACCTACACGGTCACGTTCGCGCAGGCGTTTTACCAGACGCCGAACATTGTGATCAGCCCGTCGAATATGGCAACTGGTGACTACTACACGGTCACCGCCACCAGCCGCACCGGCTTTACCGTAAACTTCTACAACAGTGCCAATGCAGGCGTGACTCGCAGTTGCGACTACACTGCTACTGGCTACGGCAGAGAGATCGTCTAATGGCGCAAGCTGACCAGACCGTTCAGAACGATACATTCCCAACGGTTCGCGCTGACATCAACAACAACCTGGCTGCCCTGTTTAGTAACAGCAGCGGCGGTACAGCGCCATCCACCACGGTGGCGTTCATGGACTGGATCGACACCAGTGGCGCCAATCCCATCTGGAAAAAGCGCAACGCCTCAAATAACGCCTGGATCACGCTTGGCACAATTACCGGCAGCACCATTGCCCTGGAGGGAACACTTCCCTCTCAGAGTGGTCAAAGCGGCAAATACCTCACCACCAACGGCACTGTTGCAAGCTGGGGAACCATCCCGCCTGGTTCTACCAAGGAAGTGTTTACTACTAGCGGCACATGGACTAAACCCAGTGCTGGAACCATTGCGCTCATTACCATTTGGGGCGGTGGCGGTAGCGGTGGACGGTACCAAGGATCAGTTGCTGGCGGCGGCGGTGGTGGTGCCTGCGTGCAAAGACTATTTCAGTTGTCAGACCTGCCTGGATCGGCGGCGGTAACGATTGGCGCCGGTGGAGCAGCAGTTGGATCTGGCACTAATGCAGCCGGGAATGTCGGCGGCACCAGTACGTTTGGAAGCTTGATGAGCGCCTACGGTGGCGGCGGCGGCGGTTTTGGTGGAGGTTCAAGTGCTGCTGGCGGTGGTGGTGGGGGTAGTTTGAGCGCCGGTTCGACCCCAAGTGCTGGCGACGGCCACAGTTCTATTCTTGCTGGTGGCTCTGGCGGCAATACTTTGTCCCCCGGCAAAGGAAGTTGGGGTGGTGCAGGAGGCGGCGACGAAAACCAGACTGGTGCCACTGCATTCTGGGGCGGCGGGGGTGGCGGTGGTGCCAACGACGCAACTCAACGCGCTGGCGGCGACAGCCTTAATGGCGGCGACGGCGCCACATCAAACACTGGTACTGCCGCCTCAGTCCCAGGTGGCGGCGGCGGTGGATCAGAAACAGCAGCCGTTTCCAGTGGTGCTGGCGGCGCTGGTCTTTGTATCGTGTACATCTGGTGATTTCCATGGACTACGCAGTAATCGACAACACGGGCTTGGTGGTTAATGTCGTGCAATGGGACGGCAGTACACCGTGGGAACCTCCTGCTGGACACATCGCACTTCCACTGCTTGATGGCGGCATCGGCTGGACATTCTCGGACGGACAGTTTGTACCACCGCCCGAACCCCAGACCGATCCTGAGCCTGATCCCGGTCTAAACTAGCTGTACTAACGTGTAACTATGGCTGACCGTAAGATTTCAGATCTGACAGCACTGACTGCACCAGCGGCTGGTGACTATCTGCCAATTGTTGACATCAGTGAAGTTGCTGCTGCCAGCAAAAACAAGCGCATCACCATCGAGGAGTTGTTCCGTGGTGTGCCTAATGGTACTGCCGCTGCACCTGCCATTGCACCTGAGAGCGACCCCAACACCGGCATCTACAGCCCTGGCGCAAATCAACTAGCCATCTCAACTAATGGCGTTGAACGACTAACAGTTGACTCCTCTGGCCGTTTAGGTCTGGGGACTAGTAGCCCTACTCAGATTCTGGATCTGGAATCAGCTACTGGCGCAAGGATTGCTTTTACAGATACAGGACTACGCCGCTGGTCGATTGGCACTCCTGTAGGCGGATCTACAGGGTGGTCAATTTACGACGAGTCGGGAGCAAATGAAGCACTGCGTATCGATGTTGCAGGCAACGTAGGGATTGGCACTGCTAGCCCCAGCTCTCTCCTCCACCTAGCAGACGCAGGTAATATTACCGTCGGCACCACCACCGGTACCAAGATCGGTACTAGTGCCAGCCAAAAGATCGGCTTCTTTAATGCCACTCCAGTGGTGCAGCCGACTGAGCTAACCGATGAACTCACCAGCATTACCCACACGGCACCCGGCACGCCCGACTACGCCATCCAGGATCTGGTGCAAAACACCGGCTTCGGCTTTGTCACAAAAAATGAAGGCAACACCGTCCTGTCGGTCATCAGGAATTTGCAGATTCGCGTCAACGAACTTGAAACGCGACTAGCAACACTTGGTCTCATCGCGGACGCTGACTAATGGCCGTCCGCTCTAAGACCGGCACCGCCCGCATCGAGCACCGTCCCGGCCCACCCAAACTGACGAATCAAGGACAAGGTAAGCGAAGTCGTCCAAACCATGGCCGCAAGAAAATGCGGGGGCAGGGTAAAGGCTAGTAGCTATACTCGATAGGTAGCCCATTGCACCATGATTGAAGTCGTTGCTGCCATCGCTGGCGCATCAATCAGTGTGGCGGCAATGGGCGCCATGGGTTTTAGCCGCAAATCTGACGAAGCCCGTGACGCTGTAATTCGATTAACCAGCGCCGTCGAACACATTGCCACCCAGCTCGAAGTCCTCCACACCGACATCAAAGAAGACCGAAAAGAGACTTTCCAACGCTTAAACACCGTCGAACAGCGGGTCATCAAGCTAGAAGCCAGGGATAAGTGGGACGGAGGCGACCGACGCAACTAATGGAATCCACCGTTGTCAGCGTCCGTGATTTAGGTCAAGGCTTCACCATCGAGCAACTGGAGAACGAAGCCGGCCACATTTTTTACCGCATGTGCCGTGGCAGTGTGTGCCGGTACTGCGAGGACGAGTACATGGCTTACATGTACGCCGAAGGTGCCGGCTGGGACCGTCTATCACTGGCTGATCCATAGCTTGATCGCATCTTCGAGGTGTGGCTCCCAGAAGTGTTGCGCCCTGAACCACGTAAGCCAGTCGCTGCAAGATCCCTTGCTCATGTTGCAGGCGTAGCAACACGCCAATAGATTGGAGCGCCTTGTTTCTCCGCCTTTCGACTTGGGCCTCACGTGATCCAGTGTGCCCGACCTACCTAAAGGTTCCCGGCAGTAGGCACACTTGTTGTCCCAAAAGTTAAGAATATGTTGCCTAAAGCGGGCTTTAGCTTCTCGTTTGTTAAAGAATTCCGTGCCGTCGATGTGATGTTCCATGTGGGCACGGCGCTGTAGTGAATTTAGCCAAAAACCCAGGTCGCTACTTGATTCTCGCCCACTAGACTGTAGACTCCTACAAAGCACTGCTTTGTCGTCATGGACTTCCTGTCTCACCCGGCCTTCTGGATCATCGTCGCTGCTGCCAGCGAACTGATCGCTCTCAGCCCCCTCAAGAGCAACAGCATCATCCAACTGGTGCTGCAGATCCTGACTCTCATCAAGGCAAAAAAGGTCTGATCGGTTTCGGCAAGCCGGGTTGGCAACGCAAACTTGAACGAGCCCTCAACGACTGGTGGTTCTACAAGACGTTGCCAGCCAAGATCGACAAAGCCGAGGCCGACTGGCACGCAACTCAGCCTGAGATGACACCACCTCCTGTGGTGATCGAGCATCCTGTCGATGAAAGCCAGCAGACTGGCGACAGCCGCTTGTTAGGCGGTCCGATAAGTATCCACGCACCTTGGCGCCGTGACTAACAAGATCCGCTTAATCGATCTGTTTCGGTATTACAAGGCGCTGCCCCATCAGATGGCCGCCATCACCGAACTGGAGGAAGCCATCAACCGCGCCAATCCCCATATTTTCGGGCGGGAACAGGGCTGGTTCAAAACCTGGAGTCAAGCAGGCAAGCAACAGGACTACACACCGGCCATAAAACTAATCCGCGAGTTCGAGGGTTGCCACCTCAGCGCCTACCCAGACCCACTCCACGGCTGGGATGTCGCCACCATTGGCTATGGAACAACCCGCTACTCGGACGGGCGCAAAGTCAAGCAAGGCGACAAAATAACTGTTGCTGAAGCCGACCAGTTCCTAAACCAAGAAGTCGAACGCGTTGCCAAATACCTGTCCGCCAAGATTCCGTACTGGAACGAGATGCGTGTGACCCAGCAGTCCGCGTTAATCAGTTTTGCCTATAACCTCGGCAGCGACTTTTACGGTGCCACCAACTTCGAGACCATTACCAAGGTTTTGTCCCAAAAGCAATGGGACAAGGTACCAGCCGCCCTACTGCTTTACTGCAACCCTGGTACGTCTGTAGAAGCCGGTTTGCGTCGCAGGCGTGAAGCGGAGGGCAAGATGTGGGCCCAAAACACGGTGTTGCTCCCTAACCAGAGCACGGCATCGGCTGTGAATCTCAAGGTCCCGTACGAGTACCAACTCGACAACGGTCCCACGGGATACCGCGAGTGTTTCAGTTCCAGTTGTGCGATGGTTGCTCGCTACTGGGGCAAGATCGCTGGCGACCACGAGTACAACCGCATCCGTTGCCGGTACGGCGATTCGACGGATGCCAAGGCCCACATCATGGCCCTCAAAACACTGGGCCTTCGCGCCACCTTCGAGATGGAAGGTACGGTTGCCTTACTTGAGGGCGAAATCCGGTCCGGCTACCCCACACCTGTGGGCTGGCTGCACAAAGGTCCGGCCAATGCGCCTACAGGTTCTGGCCACTGGAGCGTGGTGACTGGTTTCACGACCACGCATTTCATCCACAACGATCCAAACGGGGAGGCGGACATCACAAACGGTGGCTACGTTAACCACAAAGGAGGTGCGGGCATCGCATACTCCAGACGAAACTGGTTGCGGCGGTGGCTTGTTGATGGCCCCCAGTCGGGCTGGTACATGAAAATCCGCCCCGTCTGAAATGAACAATTTCGAGCAACCCGTCGAACAGCAGCTAAGTCAAAACGCCCGCGACAGATGGCTGCGCGAGCGTTACGAGGCAAAGGACTGGAACGGCTTGTTCGAGGCGGCAATCCTCCTCAACACGCTGTATCACATGGAGCGCACGAAATCCTCGTGGGCCATCCGCGAGGCAGCGTCAAACCTCTCCAGTATCTGCGGTCTCGACCGCGATTCCTGCTAGATACGCCTGGTATAGCCCGGTGTACAGGCCATACATCGGATGGTCCCGCTTGTCCCTGCCGTCTTTGACGTAGAGAGCTTGCAACTCGTCGTACCTTTGCTGATCCAGAAGAACGGATTCGGACATTTTCGGACTTTTTAGGACAGTGTTCGTACATTTACGAGCACGTTTGTACCGCATACGTTGCAGTACAGACTGACTCGTGCTGGAGCGTGCCAGTCGAACCTTGGCACGTT